TACAAAAAGATGGTATTCAAGTTTTAAATATAGCTGCTCCGATTGGTGGTAATTTAATAATAGATCAATTTGATTTTGATGGTTTTTATACTATTTATATTGAATCAGAAGGGGATATACTTTTTACAAGTGTAGAATGGTATATTGAGTATGACCAATTACCATATATTAAAAGCTATGAGATAACAAACTATCAACACGTTGATACATTTGAGTTCGATATAACGCAACAGATTCCAGAGATGAAAGTAATTGACTTTATATCTGGTTTATTTAAAACATTTAATTTAGTTGCATACGTTGATAGAAATACAAATGATATAATTGTAAAAACATTAAATGAATTTTACGAAGATGGTGATGTTTATAATATTACAAAGTTTGTTGATAATACAAAAAGTTCTGTAAATATATCTTTACCATATAGAGAAATAAATTTCCAACACGAAGATACAAATACATTCTTGGCAGCTATTCACAATCAGAAGTTCAATAAGGTTTGGGGAAAGAGTGAATACACAAACGGAGAAAAATTAGATGGTGGTATTTACAGTATTAAAACACCTTTTTCTCAAATGAAATACGAAAGATTATATGATGTAAATGGAGGTTCACCTAAAACAGTACAAGTTGGGTATTTTGTTGATGACAACCAAGAAAGTTATTTTGGTAAACCATTAATTTTTTATCCAATTACACAAACAAGTTCAACACCCATATCTTTCTTAACTACTATTACAGATCACGAACCAATAACTAATTATAATATACCTTCAAATAATGTTTCTTTAGTTCCTGGTATAAGCAAGTATAACTTAAATTTTTATAATGAGGTTGATGAGTGGTTAGGTTCTAATCTGTTTACAGATACGTTGTTTCAAGTGTATTATAGTGATTATATAACAAGTGTGTTTAATCCAAAGAATAGGATAACAAAAGTTACTGCTTATTTACCTTTAAAAATATTACTTAATTACACTTTAGCTGATAGGTTTATAATTGGTGACCATCAATATAAAATCAATTCAATAACAACAAATTTCAAATCTGGAAAATCTGAAATAGAATTATTAAATGACTTATGATTAAAAACATATTAGAATTGCTGAAACACGCAAACGGAGAAACGGAGAATATAAGGATTGCACAAGGTAAGAATAAGTTACCGATGACAGTTAAAGAAGGATATAAGGCAATAAAACAAGAGATAAAATGGCAATAGTTAAAGAGGTCGATTTAAAAGTAAATTCTAAACAAGCTGAAAAGAATCTTAGCAACGTAAATGAGCAGCTTGAGATTCAGAAAGATGTTTTGTTTGAATTAGAAAAGCAGTTGTTTGAAGTTGAGGAAGCGAGAAAGAAGACATCTAAAACAAATCTTGCAGCACAAAAGAAACTTACCGCACAATCTGAAAAGATTAAAAAAAGCATTCAGCAAGAAAAGTTTGGTTTAAAAGAATTAAACAACGAGAAAAGAAAATCAACTAAGGTACAAAAAGAGATAACTGAAAGTACAAAAGAATCCGCATCTGCAACAAGTGGGCTAACTGGTGTTGTTGATAAATATACTGGAGGTGCAGTAAGTGGGTTTAAGAATATGCTTACCTCAGTAAAGGCAACTATAAAAGGAATGAATCTTTTAAAGATTGCAGTTATTGGTACTGGTATTGGTGCTTTAGTAATTGGAATACTTTCTTTAGTACAAGCGTTTAAAAGAAGTGAGGAAGGACAGAATAAGTTTGCAAAAATAATGGCTGTTATTGGTTCAGTTGTTGACAACCTTATGGATGGTTTTGCTAATTTAGGGGAGGGTATTATTGATGCTTTTGAAAATCCAGAAAAAGCTTGGGATAGTTTTACAAGTAAACTAAATGCAGGTTATCAGTTTATTAAAAGTCAAATTATAGATAGGTTTGGCGGTGCTTGGAAAATTTTAAGCGGTGGTGTTCAAGCGGGTATTTTAAAAATGCGTATTGCTTGGAATGAATTTACTGGGGATTCAGAAGAAGCAGATGCTTTAAAAGACGAATTAAAAGACGTTAACGCTAAAATTATTGAAGGTGCTAAACAAATAAATAAAGCAAACAACGCAGTTCTTGCGGTTTATAAAGAAGTAAAGAAAGCTGTAACATCTGTAATAGACGAAGTTGTAAGAGAAGGTGTAATAGCTGCAAAGATTGCTGACAAAAGGGCTAAGGCAGAAAAGATTCTAAGGAGTTTAATTGTAGAGAGAGCAGAAGCAGATAGAAAGATTGCTGAACTAAGAGAAAAGGCAGCGGATAAAGAAAATGTTTCAATAGAAGATAGGATTACCGCATTAAATGAAGCAAGTAAAATCTCTGAAGAAATAACAAATAAAGAGATTGCTGCTGCAAAATTACTTTATGATGCAAAGGTAAAAGAGAACGCACAAGGTAAAAGTAATAAGGATGCTCTAAAAGAGGAAGCACAACTTAAAGCTAACCTTACTATATTAGAAACTGAAAGGTTAAAGAAACAAAAATCATTAACTGCTGAAATTACAACTGCAAAAAGGGAAGCTAAGGCAGAGGAAAAAAGAATAGAGGACGAAAAGATTACTGATGAAAAGGAACGTGCTGCATTAAGACAAGAAATTGCAGATGCAGAAGCAAACACTATTGAAGAAAAAAGATTATTAGCTTTAGAAAAGGAGAAATCAAGATTTGAAGAATTAATTTTAAGAGCGACAGAAGAAGGGTTGGCTACTGAAGAATTAGAAAAAACACAAAAGGAACGTCTTGCTGAAATGAGAGCAGGATTTGACAAGATAGATTCAGAGGCATCTGCTAAACTTACAAAGCAAAAAGAAGACGAAGCAAAAGTAGAAATACAATTAGAGAAACAAAAATCTGCTGCGAAATTAAAAGCATTAGGTCAGTTGGTTAGTATTTTCGGTGCTGAAAGTAAAATGGGTAGGGCTGCACTTATTGGAAAACAATTATTAGCTGCACAAGAATTACTTATCGATTTGGGAGTGATTAAATCTAAGGCAGGTAAAGCTATTGCTACCGCAGGTTTAGATGGTGCAGAAAGTTCAAGTTCAGTTGCAACCGGTTTGGCTAAAACTTTAAAACTTGGTTTTCCTGCTGCAATTCCTGCTCTTATTGGTTATGCGGCTACTGCTGTTGGTATTGTTTCTGGGGTTATGGCTGCGACAAAGAAAACTAAATCCGTAGCTACTGGGTTGGGTGGTTCTGGTGGTGGTTCTGGAAGTGTATCACCTCCTACTATTCCTAAAATAGAAATTCCACAAACTGAATCATTACCTCCTGCGTTTAATGTTGTAGGTNCGAGTAACACAAGTCAGTTAGCAGATGCTATTGGAGGGCAATCACAACAACCAATACAAACCTATGTTGTTTCAAGTGATGTTACAACCTCTCAAGAAATGGAAAGGAATATCGTTACTGGAGCATCAATTTAAAAAGGCAAAATAAAAACATTATAACTATATATTAATATGAACATAATAGAGTTAGTTTTAGACGAAGAAAATAATGAGATTGGAATCGAAGCTATTTCGGTTGTAGAGAATCCTGCCATAGAAGAGGACTTTATCGCTTTGAGTGGTAATATGATTGAATTAAAAGAAGCTGACAAGGAAAAGAAACTACTTGTAGGTGCTTTATTGATACCTAACAAACCAATATACAGACGAAGTGGGGACGAAGAATATTATATATACTTTTCAAAAGATACAGTAGCTAAGGCATCTCAAATGTATTTGATGAATGGCAACCAAAACAATGCTACGTTAGAACACGAACACGACATTAATGGTTTGACACTTGTAGAAAGTTGGATCGTTGAAGATGAGGTACACGACAAGTCAAGAAAGTTTGGAATGAATGTGCCATTAGGTACTTGGATGGGATCGGTAAAAGTAAACAACGATGAGGTTTGGAACGATTTCGTTAAAACTGGCAAGGTAAAGGGCTTCAGTATAGAAGGTTACTTTGCAGATAGAATGGAAAGACCTAAAGAACCTATTAAAGAGGAAGTAGAAGCTGAACAATTATTATCTAAACTTAAAGACATTTTAAACAATGAGAAAAGAAACTAATAAAACGCCAAGTAATACCAGTCCGCTTTCAAGTAGAAAAGGTTGTTTGTGTAAAGACAACAAATATTCTAAAAAGTGTTGTGATGGTAGTTTACAAGCACAAGGAATAGGGCAAACCTCTTCTAATTCATAAACGAAAATACAAATTTTTTTTATTAATACTATATAACTATATGAAACCAAGTGAAATGCTAAAAGAAGTGAAAACTTTGTTGGGAATGGAAATCAAACTCGAACAAATGAAATTAGAAAATGGTACTGTTTTAGAAGCAGATGCGTTTTCAGAAGGTAATGAAATCTTTATTGTAACAGAAGATGAGCGAGTAGCTTTGCCAGTTGGCGAGTACGTTTTAGAATCTGGAGAAGTTTTGGTAATTGAAGAAGAAGGAATCATCAAAGGAATGAAATCTGCTGAAGAAGAATCTGAAGAAGTTGCTGAAGAAGAAGTAGAAGCTGAGGAAGTTGAAGAAGAAGTAAAAGAAGAAGAAATGTCTTATGCTACTAAAGAAGAACTTGCTGAAGTAATTTCTATGATTGATGAGATCAAAGCAATGTTAGAACCTAAAGAAGAAGAACCAAAAGAAGAATTGAAAGAAGAAGTAGAACTTTCTGCAATTCCACAAGAGGTTTCTGAAGAATTGTCACAACCTGCTGCTGAGCCAATCAATACAAGTGCTGAGGTAGGAAAGACAGAAGTAAAATTCAATGTATCTTCAAAAAGAAGAATGTCTACATTAGAAAGAGTAATGAATAAATTAAACAAATAATAAATTAAAAACAAATGAGCGTATCTTTAACATCCACTTATAGTGGCGAATTTAGTGGCAAGTATTTAGCTGCTGCATTATTATCTGCATCTACTTTAGAAAGTGGTGCTATTACAATTTTACCTAACGTAAAGTTCAAATCTGTAATCCAAAAAGGAGCAACTGATGATATCGTAAAAGATGCATCTTGTGATTTCGTAACTAATCAAGGTACTTTAACTTTAACTGAAGCAATTTTAACTCCAGATGAGTTTCAAGTAAACTTACAATTATGTAAAAAAGACCTACATAATTCTTGGCAAGCTGAACAAATGGGGTATTCTGCATTTGATAATTTAGCACCAACATTCGCTGAATTTGTAATTGCACACGTAGCTGCAAAAGTAGCTGACAAGACAGAGAAAAACATCTGGCAAGGAGCAACTGCAAATAGTGGTGAATTTGATGGGTTTGAAGCAAAATTATTAGCTGATGCAACTGTTGTTGATGTAGCAGGAGCTGCTGTAACATCTGCAAACGTAATCGCTGAAATGGGAAAAACTGTTGATGCAATACCTACTGAGGTTTACGGAAAAGAAGATTTAGCTTTATATGTTTCTTCAAATGTAGCACGTGCTTACATTAGAGCATTAGGAGGTTTTGCTTCTGGAATTGGTGCAAATGGTGCTGATAACAAAGGAACTACTTGGTTTAATGGTCAAGAATTATCTTTCGATGGTATTCAAGTAATTGTTGCAAAAGGAATGAATGATGACAGAATGATTGCTGCACAAAAATCTAACTTATATTTCGGCACTGGCTTATTAAACGACCAAAATGAAGTGAAGGTCATTGATATGTCAGACATCGACGGATCACAAAATGTAAGAGTAGTGATGAGATTTACCGCAGGTGTACAACACGTATGGGGTGCTGATATCGTTTACTATAACTCATAATAACTAATTAATCAATATTAAGAAGGGTGGGTATGCTAAATGCACATCTGCCCTTTTTTATTAAAAACAAAAATAAACTATGGCTTGTTCATTAACAACTGGGCGTAAGGTACCGT